GACAGTAATGGAGATGACAAAGAACAAAGCAAGACAGCGGGAAATTATTAGTTATATAGCAAATAACGATGTAGAACTAAACGAATTACTAAAGTTGCAAAAAGAGTTAAACAATCTAATGAACGAGAATACAATAGAAAAGCAAAAAACTTACTGGACCAAAACGTTCGATCGCATCGTGAAAAAGAAAAAATGGGCGGAAATTACAATTCGTGAATTCGCTGATTTACGTAACGCAGGGCTAACATGTTACGCAATTGCTGAGCATTTCAAAGTGTCGAAGGCTGTAGTTTTCAATTACACACAAAGAAACAAAAAAGAATACTATCAGATTTTTGACATGAACGAATATCAAAAAAATAAGGAGATTTGGAATGATTGATAAAGTAGCGAAATTTATTGGAGCTGTTACTATTTACACTCTGTGGGTCCTAGTGCTGATTTTTGTACTAGGATTAGCGGTTAAAGGGATATTTTGGGCTTGGAGTAATATGTTTTAAATAATTACAAGAGGGGCGACTTTATGGGACAACTATTTAATCTACCACATACTAAAGATATCAACTACATGGAAACTGTCAGAGCAGTAAAAAAGTTCTTTAAAGACTATATAACGCTGCGAGTGATGGCTGGTGATCGTAAATTTCCAACTATGACGACTATGTACAAAATTACGCCGCCAAATTTCGGCAATGAGTTTCATTCTAAAGTAGAAGATGCTGCAATTCACAATGTCGATAATGTTCATGCGGCACAAGAAGCAGTTAAAAAATACGATGCTATTTTAAATCAACTTGAGCACATTCATAGAAAGATACTGTTTGAGAAGTTCATTCATAACTTACAAGATATAACTATTATGCTTGATATTCCTTACGAAGAAAGGCAATACAAAAGAGAGAAAAGGAAGGCTGTTATTGAACTGGCGACAACACTTGGGATTGAAGTGTTAAATTGAAAATGGCACTTTTCTGGCACTTTTTGAGTAAAAAAAGGTGATAAAATGTTATTAGTGAGAAGTGAAGATGATTACAAAAATAAATCTTATATTGAGTCTGCGCTCCACTTCTCATATCCTATCCACACTGGATGTAAAACACGCATGTGGCGCTGACTGGTGCGTTAACCAGTTTTTTAAATATATAGCCCTTTCCATCTGTTGAAAATTGAGCAGCTGGTTTTTATTTGGTATAGTGAAAAATAAAAGGGTGGATTATGATGTCTGTAACTAAGGGAAAATGGAAGGTGTTTTTTATTAATTTTGGAATTAAATTATTGTTTTTGATAATCATTTTTGCTCCGATTTCAGTTTTAATACTATTTAATTATAATTGGCAAATTGTGACATTAGGGCTAGTAGCATCTGCGTTATTTAGTTTTATTTGCGGTATTAATAAATTTCAAACTTTTAAAATTGGGAAAGATGGAGTGGAAGTGAAAAAAGCGGTAGAAGAAGCGAAAGATATTTTAGGAGAATTAAACGAAAGCGTGAGAGATTATTTGTATTTAAACTTGCTGAGCACTAATAAAATCGGTATAAATGAAGATATAGAAGCTAGTATAGATGAGTTGGAAATATACGAAGCCATAATAAAAAAACACAGTATATCAGATTCTAAAGTGAAGACCCAGTTGGAAAAATACAGAATAAGCATTTTATCTAAATCAATTGAAAAAATTGTTGCCAAGATGAATGATATTGAATTGTCTGTAGTAAGTACGAGCAGACCAGATATGTCATTGATAGAGTATTGTCTTAATAACAATGAAATCTTTGAGCCGCATGAGCTAAAACAAGTAATCTTTAATTTCTTAAATCACTATGAAGGTAATGAATTAGCACAGCAGAGTTTTGCTATAAAATATTTTGAAAATCTAAATGAGTATGCAGAATCTTACTATAAGTACTATGACAAGATTATAAAATAGAATATTGAAAGAGATAATAGTTATCTGAGGGCCTGTGATGGTCCTTTTTATTTTATCAAAATAAGGGAGTGTGGTGATATGTAGTGACTAATTGGGAATTAGCTTATAAAGATTATAAAGAAGGCATGAAATATAAAGATATTGCCGAAAAATACAACGTGTCTATAAATACAGTGAAATCTTGGAAGTCTCGGAAGTGGAGCAACCCGGAAGATAAAAAAGGTGCAACTAAGAAAAAGGTTGCACACAAAAAAGAAACTAAGTTAATAATTGAAAACGATACGCTAACAGAACAACAAAAAATGTTCTGTTTATTTTATTTACAACACTTTAATGCAACGAAGGCATATCAACAGGCATATAAGTGTGATTATAACTCCGCTAGATCTAATAGCGTTAGACTGCTAGCAAAAGATAACATTAAGCAAGAATTGAACAGATTAAAAGCAGAGTTGCAACAAGAGCTATTTGTTAATGTGCAAGACTTGATGAAAGAATATGTAAAGCAAGCTTTCGCCGATATAACAGATTTTGTTGAATTCGGTAATGATGAAGTAGCAGTGACTGATATAAACGAACAAGGCGTAATGGAAGCAGTCTTGGATCCAGTAACTGGCGAACCTGTTACTTATAAAGCATCATTCGTTGCTTTAAAGGATAATTCAGAAGTTGATGGCTCGCTAATTCAAGAAGTGAAAAAAGGGAAAGATGGCGTATCTTTGAAGCTCTATGATAAACAAAAAGCTATGTTAGAGCTCATGAAGTACTTGAAAGATAACGGAGAAGACGACAACGACCAAATTACCATCATTGACCCGTGGGGTGAACGCGATGGCTAAAAAAGAAATAGACATCCGTAAAGAAGTAAACCCGCATTTTGCTGAAGTTTGGAAAGCGGCAAAGCCTTTTAATGTCCTAAAAGGTGGTCGTAACTCATTTAAATCATCCGTTATAGCTTTGTTACTGGTTTCTTTGTTAATACCGTATCTATCACGAGGCGAGAAAGCGAATGTGGTTGTCATTCGAAAAGTTGGAAATACAATCCGTGACTCTGTATTTAATAAAATCCAATGGGCCTTGAAAAAGTTCTTTTTGATAAATAAATTCGATACTACTGTCAGCCCCTTTAAAATAACCCATAAAAAGACGGGTTCAACTTTTTATTTCTACGGACAAGATGACTTTCAGAAACTAAAGTCTAATGACATTAACGACATTATAGCTGTTTGGTATGAGGAAGCCGCTGAGTTTAAAGACGCGGAAGAGTTCGACCAAACTAACACAACGTTTATGAGGCAAAAACAGAAAAGAGCTGCTTTTGTCCGGTTCTTCTGGTCGTATAACCCTCCTCGCAACCCTTACTCATGGATAAACGAATGGGCAGACCAACAACGAAGTAATTCGACCTATTTAGTTCATGAATCAAGTTATTTGAATGACGAGTTAGGTTTTGTTAATGACCAAATGCTAGATGTAATCAACCGGATAAAAGAAAATGATTATGACTATTACCGCTATTTATATCTAGGGGAAGCGGTGGGATTAGGCACAAACGTTTATAACATGAATTTATTCCAAAAACTTAAAACTATCCCGCCAGACGATAGAATTATAATGATTGACTTTGCTATCGACACTGGACATCAAGTATCAGCTACCACGTGTCTAGCGTTAGGTTTTACAGCAAAACGAAATGTCATCTTACTAGACACGTACTATTACAGTCCCGCGAATCAAGTTGTTAAAAAAGCGCCTAGCGATTATTCAAAGGAGTTACGCGAGTTCATGACTAAAATAGTTGCGAAGTATAATGCGCCTGTCGATATGCAAACAGTAGATAGCGCAGAGGGAGGGCTTCGCAATCAATATTATAAAGATTACGGCGTTAGCTTACACCCCGTCGCAAAAGGTAAAAAAGTGGATATGATTGACTTTGTGTGTGATTTGCTCGCGCAAGGTCGTTTTTATTATCTTGATATTCCAGAAAATCAAATATTCATCGAGGAACACCGGAAATATCAATGGGATGTCAAAACAGTTAACACAGATAAGCCCGAAGTCGTCAAAGAAGACGATCATACATGTGATGCTTTTCAATACTATGTTAAAGATAATCTAAGGAAGTTAGGGCTCAAATACTAGGGGGTGAAAACCTTGATTAATCAAATAATTGCAAGCGTGAAAGGAGTGATGCGGAGAATGGGACTATTGAAAGCACTGAAAGATGTAAAAGACCACAAAAAAGTAAATGCTAATGATGAAGATTATAAGTATATCGATATGTGGAAACGGCTATATCAAGGCCATTACGCCGAATGGCATAATCTCAATTACGAACACAATGGCAATCCGGTTAACAGACGGCAATTATCTATGAATTTGCCGAAGGTTACGGCTAAATACATGTCTAAGCTTCTTTTTAACGAGAAAGTAAAAATCAATATTGATGATAAAGCCGCTGAGGAATTCGTGCTTAATGTACTGAAAACGAACGGTTTTACTAAAAACATGGAGCGTTACATCGAGTACGGCGAAGCGATGGGCGGTTTTGTGATAAAGGTTTATCATGATGGCAATAAAAACGTCAAAGTTTCATTTGCGACAGCTGATTGCATGTATCCTTTGTCAAATGACAGTGAGAATGTAGACGAATGTGTTATTGCTAATAGTTTCCACAAAAACAATAAATACTATAAGTTGCTTGAGTGGAACGAATGGAAAGGGAAGGAAGAGAAAGTATACACAATCACGACGGAGTTATACCAGTCGGACAATCCAGATGAACTTGGTGGAGAAGTAAGTTTGAAATTGCTGTTTAATGACATCGAGCCAGTTGTTCCACTCCCGCCGCTTACACGTCCGACTTTCATTTATATCAAACCTAACATCGCGAATAACAAGAATCTAACGAGCCCGCTCGGCATTTCTGTTTATGCTAACGCATTAGACACATTAAAAACGCTTGATTTGATGTTTGATTCATACTATCAAGAGTTTAAGCTTGGCAAAAAGAAAGTATTGGTGCCTTCGAGCTTCGTTAAAACGGCTGTTAACCTAGACGGCTCAACCACGAATTATTTCGATTCAACTGATGAAGCATTCTTTTTATATCAAGGTGACCAGGATGCAGATGGTAAATCAGTAAAAGATATATCTGTAGAGATACGTTCAACGGAGTTTATCGAGTCTATAAACGCAATGCTACGCATTTATGCGATGCAAGTTGGATTATCTGCTGGCACATTCACTTTCGATGAAAACGGCTTAAAAACAGCTACAGAAGTTGTAAGCGAGAAGTCAGAAACCTATCAAACTAAAAACAGTCATTCGCAATTAATTGAACAAGGCATAAAAGAAATGATTGTGAGCATTCTTGAGGTCGGGAAATTTATCGAAGCTTATAGCGGCGATATAGTTGAGTTAGACACTATTACAGTCGATTTTGACGACTCTATAGCGCAAGACGAAGATACAACTATCAATCGTTACACAAACGCTAAAAATCAAGGTATGATACCGCTGAAAATCGCTTTACAGCGAGCTTGGAATATAACGGACGCAGAAGCGGAAGAGTGGAAAGAAGAGATAGAAAAAGATGCACGAGCGGAAATTCCGGGGAATGATTTATCTGGACTGTTAGGAGATATTGAGCTACCAGATGAAAACGCGAACGGGACATTAGAAGCTAGTGCTGTTGCAGGCGAAACTATTCAAGAGGTGTCACTAAATGGCGCTCAAATAACTTCATTAGTCAATATAGTTCAATCAGTGGCTAAAGGAGAGCTTCCTTATAATTCAGCACTTGAAATGATTGTTGCTGCATTTCCATTTGACGAAGAAAAAGCGAGAAAGATTTTAGCGGATGCTGGCAATGGCTTCACTATCAAAGAGAAGGAAAAGACCTCTAAAAAGGAAGTGGATTAGATGGCACTAACTCCACGGCAACTTGACTTGTTTGCGCAACCGGTCGTTGATGTGTACACAACGCTCGAAAATGAACTGTTCACTCTTATTGTTCGACGATTGAAAACAAAGAAAAATATCAGCGCCGACAATGTTCTGGCTTGGCAAATAGAAAAACTTAATCAAGTTCATGCACTAGATCAGCAAATGATTGAACGAATTTCCAAAGCTTCCGGCGTTTCAGCTAAGAAGCTTTTTTCTATTGTTAAAGATGCGGGATACAGCGATTTAAAACAAGTAGATAACTATTTCAGTAAATTAGCTGAAACAGGCGCTGTGTTGCCACTAGTAAGCGATGGGCAAACGATAGTCGATAAAGTAATGAGAAGTTATTTTAAGTTAGCACAAAGCAACTATAATCGCGTCAATCAAACGATGTTATCGCAAGCAAGACAAATCTATTCAGATATCATTCACGAAACGACACAGAGCGTCTTAGCTGGTTTAAAAACACATAGACAAGCATTAGCGGAAACAGTAACTAAATTCGCTGAAAACGGTGTTCCAGCGCTTGTAGATAAAGCTAATAAGCGATGGACGCCGGAATCATACGTTAGAACAGTAACTAGGACAACTGTCAACAGCGTTTATAACAGCATTGAAGACGAGAGAATGAATGAATTCGGCGTTGATTTAGTGCGTATTTCGCAACATGTAGGAGCTCGACCAACATGTTCACTCATTCAAGGCAAAGTCATCTGTTTGTTATCTGTTGAAGAAACAAAAACGAAATACGGCAATAAATACATGTCTATATACTCGCCAGAATTGCGATATGGCTATGGTGATGGAATTTTCGGTTGTAATTGTCGTCATCATCGTTTTGCATTTGTCGAAGGCATTAACATTGCGTCAGACGAGAGCGAGTTAATAGACGAAGAAGAGAACAAACGCGTCTATATGTTGAGTCAGCAACAACGCTTAATGGAACGTGATATAAGAGCGGCTAAACGCAAATTATCAGCTGCCGAAGAGCTCGGCGATGAACTAGCAGTTAAAAAAGCAAAACAGGCTGTTAGAATGAAGCAAAGTAAGCTAAGAGCATTTGTAAAAACACATAATTTAACAAGGCAATACAACAGAGAAAAAGTATATGCATAACATTCGACCTGAACGAAAGTCGTTAAAAGTCGGCTCTCGTGATCGTATCACGTAAAAACAACGTAGGAGGAATAAGAAATGGAAAGAGACTTTTTGAAGGAATTAGGCTTGGAAAAGGAAACTATCGACTCTATTATGGTCGAACATGGTAAGTCAATTCAGAACGAAAAGGACAAGGTAACATCAGCGGTAGCAGAAAGAGACGGGCTTAAAAGCCAGCTTGCGCAACGGGACGATGATATCGAAGCTTTAAAAACTGATTCCGGAACGAGCAAATCTTTAAAAGCTCAATTGGAAACACTGCAAGACAATTACGAAACTTTGAAAAAAGATTCGGAAGCTAAATTAGTAGAAACTCGCAAAGGTGCAGCACTTGATTTAGCTTTAGCAAATGCGAAAGCAAGAAATCCGAAGGCTGTAAAAGCTTTACTGGATAACGACAAACTAGAACTAACAGATGAAGGACTGAAAGGCCTTGACGAACAGCTAGGAGCATTGCAAGAAAGCGATGCTTATTTGTTTGCTCAAGAAAGCGAAAATGTAGCACTTAAGTGGGGCGTAAGCGGAAACCAAACAGGTGGAACAGGGGAACAAGGCGCATTAAAGCTGCCTAACCAGGTACTAAATGAGCACAGAATCACCAAATAATTATTAAACGGAGGTAATAAATTATGGGTTTTAATCCAGATACAACGACAATGCAAAGTGCAAAAACAGGTTCTATTCCGATTAACATTTCGGAAAAAATTGTTACAGGGGTTAAAAATGGTTCGGCGGCGATGAAATTAGCTAAAGCTGTTCCAATGAACAAACCGGAGGAAGAGTTTACTTTCATGAGTGGTGTTGGTGCTTTTTGGGTAGATGAAGCAGAACGTATTCAAACAAGCAAACCGACGTTTACTAAAGCAAAAATGCGATCTAAAAAAATGGCTGTTATTATTCCAACGACCAGGGAAAATCTAAACTATAGCGTAACTAACTTCTTTAGTCTTATGCAAGAAGAAATTGCAGAAGCGTTTTATAAGAAATTCGACCAAGCTGTTTTCACTGGTGTAGAGAGTCCTTACAACTGGAACATTCTTAAATCGGCTACAGATGCAGGTCATTTAGTAGAGGAAACTGTTAATAAGTATGACGATTTAAACGAGGCTATTGGTTTAATTGAAGCTGAGGACTTAGAACCGAACGGAATTGCAACGATTCGTAAGCAACGCGTTAAATATCGCAGTACTAAAGATGGTAACGGTATGCCAATTTTTAACACTGCAACTTCGTCTGGTGTAGATGATGTTTTAGGCCTTCCAGTAGCATATACCCCTAAATATACATTTGGTGGTAAAGATATTTCGGAATTAGTTGGTGACTGGAATCAAGCGTACTACGGCATCTTGCGCGGCATTGAGTATGATGTTTTAACGGAAGCGACTCTGACAACGGTTAAAGATGAAAAAGGTGAACCAATTAACCTAGCTGAACGTGATATGGCTGCATTGAAAGCTACTTTTGAACTTGGATTCATGGTTGTTAAAGATGAAGCCTTTTCTGTTGTTCAACCAAAAGCGGGAAACTAATGGCGGCGCGGTCGGGTAAAACTGATAGCGCGCCGATTAAAGACTTTTCAGCTATGACAGTAGCAGAATTGAAAGAAGAGCTTGTGAATAGAAATATCGAATTTGCAAGTAATGCGAAAAAAGCGGAGTTGGTAGCTCTGTTGGAAGGTAGTGATTGATATGCCTTACACGACACTAGAATTTTATACTAACGAGTATGCGGGGGAGCATTTGGAACAGGAAGAATTTGCCAAACTGTTAAAGCATGCTGAAAGAAAAATCGATTCAGTGACATTTTACCGAATACGCAAAAGTGGAATTGAAGCGTTTAGTGAATTTATTCAGCATCAAATACAGTTAGCTACTTGTAATCAAATCGAGTATTTCAAAGAGGCGGGCGGAACAAGTGAGTTAGCTGTTTCCAAGCCGGATAACGTGAGTATTGGAAGAACTTCTATTAGTGATAGTAACTTTGCATCAACTGCTACATCGCTTAATAGCGGATTAGTAGGCAGTGATGTAAGGTCCTATTTAGCGCATACAGGTCTTCTTTACAACGGGGTAGGTGTTCGCTAATGAAAGTAGCAAAACCGATAACAAATGCCCCTCCACTACCTCTTGACTGGCTAATTCATAACATTAGCTACGAAGCGTATAAAGAAGAAGATAGACACAATCAAGTCGTTTATGAAAAAGGCATTGAGATTGAACATGTTCGTGTTGATTTCTCAAAATCAAATCAAATCGCGGGATTGTCTGATAGTGATAGATATGATGCGGTTATTTTTATTGATGCGGTGAACAGCATGAACATGCCAAACGATTTTATAAGTAGATCGAGAATTTTTTTCTCTGGAAAAGCTTATAAGATTGTTAAAGTTATACCTTGCTATGCGACTTCTAATAGCGTGCATCATTGGGAAATCGAGGTGGTTTGATGCCGATTAAAGTACGTGTGGACCTCTCAAAAGCAAAAGGGAGCGTAAAAAAGGCGAAAGAAAGAGGTCAGTTTGCTTTAATTAATCAAGCGGCCGCTGATATTGCGCTTTATGTGCCGTTTTTAAGCGGTGACTTGTCAAATCAATACGTTATCATGAATGACAAAGAAATTATGTGGACATCTATTTATGCACGACGGCTGTATAAAGGTATAAACTTCAATTTCACACTAACACACCATCCGTTGGCTGGTCCTGAATGGGACCAACGGGCAAAAATAGATAAAATGGA